TCAGCCATATTGTCCTTTCAGATTATGAGTTAAGCAGTTACGAAACAATCAATTTGAATAACCATCTCTTCCCAAACCCTAGTTGCTCCAATATCCATTTCAAAATATGCATATGGAACAAAAGATTTGTCAGAACGTCTTTCAATTTCTGTTATCGGTTCTTCCCAAGAACAGAACACCAACCCTTGCGGATGAAATGCTAACACTTGTTCTGTCAGCGTATCACCAGTTCCAGTTGTAGGCATCGACTCATACCTAATAAACTGGAAACCAGCAAAATAGTTGGTTTGTCCTTCAACCAATGAACGGATACTATTATAATCCGTACTATTGATTTGTTCAGAATGAAGTAAGGCTTCAAGCTGTGCCGCAGAACAAACGATGAAATATAGCGGATTGCCACCTTCATCATACTGATCTGCTTCGTTTTCAGAGAGAATCCTACGAGCCTTCAACAGTTTGTCAATTGATAAACTTCTGCGATTACCAGCGACGTTATCAATACCACTATAACCAGCAGAATGTGCGCCTACTAACAAATCGACACCAATAAACTGTTTTGGGAAATTAGATGAATTCCAAACTATCTCGGTTGCACCGTCCATTGCACCACCATCTGATTCATATGCTGAACCAAAGGCGGCATCAACGATTACAGAGTCCATCTTACGAGCCATAGCCATTGACGTAGCTTCCGCATAAGGCTGAAACACATCATAGTTCATTCTACGAGTGTCAAAACCTTCTACAAAGAATCCGGCATTTTTAGGCTGTGCCGATACTCTCCTACGTTGATGGGATATTGCCTGTACTGGTGAATCTGCAAAACGTGCAACTTTGTCTAGTGCTTCGTTAGTTCCGATCTTATCGATAAACTCGGCAACACCTTGACAGTTTGGCTTATTAGTCACGAAATTACGAATTCGTGAAGTCTTTTGTTGAAGCGCATGTAATACATCAGCAGAATAGCGATGTATATAGGACGTTTCAATGTCATAAAAATTAGCCATGTTGTACCTTTTATAGAAATCTCATACACGTTATGTGCATAAGGTTAAACTCACTCTTACCTAGAGATTGTCCATAAAGGGTCTCAAGAGAATTTTCAGCAGGGCAAATGCTTGTCTGCCTATTGTCTCTTGTTCGGCTTTATCCTCCACGATGGAGGGGTGATATTATCTTACTCTTTTTTGTGATGGATATGCTTCTTTAAATAACCTATCCATTTTCTTCATTGCAGTCTGGTGATTAGGATCACGATTATCACGATATGATTTCGAAAAATCCTTATCAGCATAAAGAGCCTGAATTTCTTCCTGCGCTCCCTGCGGAGATTGTTGGGATTTACCTAATCCTGTACCTACCGCAAGTGATTCTTCTCCTAGCATTTGTCCTATTTTAGAAAAAGCCCTGATCATTTCAGGATGATTACCAAGACCTGTTCCATCTAAAACTTGAGACAATTCTGGAGATGCGAACTGTGCATAAGCTCTTTTGGCATAGTCCATGTTACCATCAAAATTTCTGCCCCATTCACGTTGCAGATCAATTGTAGTCTGGACTTCCAAATCCTTGATGCTTTGCTCATATTCGCCAGCTTCTTCCTCCTGTATGTCGTTATAAAGACCTAGAATATTTTCAGCTTGTTGTTGGTTCAGACCATTTTCATGTGAGAATTGCTTGTAATTATCAAGAATTCCCTCATCATCTTCACCAAAATCATAACCATCTGCTCGTTCTGGTCTTCCGAGTTGATTGTATAGACCATCCCAACTTTCCCCTTCTTGCGGAAGGGAGATGAGATTATCGGGGTTTCCTCCAATCTTTTTGACTGCATTAACGTAGGACTTAGCGAGTTTATCTACAGAGTCAAATGTTTGGAGGCTAGGTTCATCCCTTAGACCTTCAGGCATAGAGGATGCATTAAATGATAAAGCCGAAGATTCGCCACTATCAGCTTGCCCTGTATCTTCAGGAGCCATTGCTTCTTCTGACATAACTATTTATTGTTAGGGTTATGCTCGTCTTTCTACCCGAGCCTGTTCCTGCATGTCAATTCTTTTCCTTATGGCTTCCAAATCTGCACCAACGAGATTGATAATCTCCATTACCACAGTTCTTTGACCTTCCTGCCATGCAGATGTATAGGGGTCTCCAGCATGTGAAGTACGAAAGACATAATGTGCATTTGCAAGCATTGCAATAACATCCTGTCCATCTTCTCCACTAAAGACCTCTTTAAAACTCTTACGCTTACCTTTTTCCTGTAACCATCGCGAAATCATGCGGCTTCTGCCCTAAGTGATTCAGCTTTTGCCATTTTTTCATTCAATTCACTAGCCGCTTGTGCTTGTTGCATCTGTTCTTGTTGTTGTTGCTGTCTTTGCTGTTCTGCAATCATTTGATCCACTTCTTCTTTTGTTCTTAGGTTGGATGTTGGTATTTGCAGGACTTCAGCAGTATTTGCAAGTATCTGCTGAGTATTAAAGTACATTGGTATAGTCTGGTCAATCTGAGCAAGCGGCATAATCATCTCAAATAACTGATTCATGGAATTTATCTCTCCTGAACGCATTGAAATAGAAACTGGATTCATATATTCAATTTTAAAATCATTCTCCATTTCACTAGGCATTTCGGGCAGTTGATACGATCTCATTAATACATTAATTGTTCTTCTTATTAACGGATCAAGGAATTCTGCTTCCTGTCTGGCAAGTATTGGCCCAAGTATAGGCATTCTCTGTCTCATCCTGACTGATACTTCAGTTGCAGAGAAGCGCATTACATCACCATCTGGTGCAACCGGACCGGGTAATTCCAGCAAGTCCAAGAAGTAACCTTCCCTGATTGCGGCAGTACATTTTGCATTTAATTTTTCTGCATAATCAGGTCTTGAATTAGTTGGCACTTCAAAGATCATATCCTTGCCCCCTAGCCCGACTGAATAATAATTTATTGCATCCGGTGTAGTATCTAGGGGGTCTAAGAGTCCAGAATCCGGTACAAACAGAGGCGGTGAGACCGATTTCTGAACAGCCTTTAAATATGTCCTATCAACTTCTGTAATAAGCCTTATATCAGGCATTATCTCCCAAGTCGGCCCTCTTCCATAGATTTCTCTATCTGATCTTTCCCATCTTGCACAGATATAGGGCATCTCCTCATACCCACCAAATTGTAATATCTGTTTCTTGTCTTTTATATAATGAACAGACACAAAAGGTTTCATAAATCCTTCTGGAAGGAAGTTTTGTATTGTCCAAGAAGGAAATACTGCATGAACGACATCATAGTCATCCAGCATTTTATCTCCAAATCCTTTTTCTACAATCTGTTCAGGCAGGGTTTCTGGATCAAACCTTGAAACTAAGTCTTTTGCCGTTTGTTTATAGTTCCTATATATTGTGTCAATTTCCATCTCACTTCCGCTACCCAATATGCAATCCGAAAGAGGAAAATTGCGGAAACGAGGCCCAAATCCCGGCAAGTCCTCAACAAAGACAATGCCAGTTCCGAAAGACCCTGCTTCCAAGTAATATTGGAATACTGCACTTTGGAAGTTTGATGCTGGTCGTGATATATGATGTTTTACTATTTTAGATGCTTCTTCCAGCCAGAGGGCAACATTACGGTTTTTATCTAATGGACCAAGACCTGTAGTCAACTTAAACCATTCTGCACCCATTGGCGTAAATACATTATGGATGTTTGATGCAAAGCGTTTCAATAATCGCATTGCTGTACCTTCAAATGCCATCCCCATTCTATTATCGCCTTTAGAATGAGTTGTAGTAAAATCAGAGCGATGAGGAAGGACATATTCTGCCATTTCCTGCCACTCACGCTCCCATACTCTGCGGTTGTTTTTTAGTTTCTCATGGTGTCTGTCAATTACAGCACCTAAATCTGTATTTTGATCTGCCATATATTTTAAGAAGTTAAGATACTTCTACCTCTAGAACCTGTAAGATTCATTTGACCTCTGGATACTTGACCTCTACGCTTTTTACCATAACCACCACCTTCAGTAGATGCACTACTACTTCCTACCAGCCCTGTCCCCCTCTGCTCTCCAGTCATTAGGTCTATACTGCTTTCTCCCATTATTATATTCCTTGGATCATCTTCTGAAATAGACTGATCTCCAACTGCTGGTACTGGGCCTCCACCTACTCCAGTTCCCGGGGTTGATGTATTAGCAGCGGCTTGTTCCTCAGTCATTGGAACCCAAGGATCACCATACCGATCTACCTCTATTCCATCTTTAAAATATCTTCCTTGATCATCTCTACTATCATAAAATTGTTCGACTTCCCATTCTCCTGTTTCTTGGTTATAAGTTCGCTTCGGTCTCCTTGCCATATAATCTCCTTATTATGATGTTAAGATGCTACTACCCCTAGAACGAGTAAGATTCATTTGACCTCTTGATTCTACCCCCATTCTTTTCTTACCATATCCACCACCTTCTGTTGATGTATCAGACATTCCTGCTAACAATTCTTCATCAGTTAATCCTTCTGTCGGTATAACTGTTGGGTCTTTTATTCCGATTTTTTCTAGATATTCTTTTTTTTTCTCACCTTTCAGAAGTTCTGTATTTGATCCAAAAGGATTAGGAATAAAATCTGTACCTGAACCTGCCATATTATCTCCTTATTAAGATGTTAAAAGACTACTTGTTCTACCAGAAGTTAAATTCATCTGTCCTCTTGATTCTTCACCTCTTCGTTTCTTTCCATAACCGCCACCTGAAGATGAAGAACTAGATAAACCAGCTAATTTTTTTCCT